CAACCGTGCATGCGATAGCACCGAAATCGGCATTCGCAGTCAGGTCTGGCAGAAGTCAAACGGCCTTTGCAATTTTGCATCTCTACCGAGCCCGAAAGAACTGCGCCGTGCAGAAGCAAATCAAGTGGCACTTCAAAGCGGCACGATGAGCAACTACATGCGCCGCACCTCGGCATTCGCTCTATTTCTCCGCCCAGCTGGCACGGATGCTCAAGGCAACGAGTATGCCTGGGAGCCACTCGGGCAAACATTTTGTGTCAGCGGTCGCATCCCGCAAGACCAGTTCAACTACTTACGACTGGTGCACCCAGAGCAAGCGCAGTTTGAATATAGATTTGTACCAAACCCCGGCGCAGACATCGCAAGACGTTTCAATGACGAAGACCGACTCTTGTTGCTAAACGCCAAAAACGGCGGCCCAATCGGCGAACAGTATCAAACCCCATACGGAACTTTTACGCTCAATACAGTCGGCGAATACACGACCGCTGGAGCGGTCAAGTTCAACCGCCAGATGGCCACCGACGCCAGAGTGACCGAGGAGCGGATCGACGCAACAATTCCAAGTTCGGTTGAAATTGAGAACTACGTCCCAGACATTGAAGGCGCAGATGCCACGGTCACTGAAGTCGCATTTTTTGACTGGCTGCCTGACGGAGTAAGCATCGGCCGAGCTGGCGCAACCTACTACGAGTTTTTCGGCCAAGCATCTCAGGCTGGCTTAGTCCGCACCTACCGCCGAACAGTAAATCTGGGTGATGGCAGATCCGCGACGATCTTGTTTACCGGCGTCGTTGACCGGACATACCCAGCCAACCACCCATTTTTCCCAGGCTTCCGCGCCTGGAGCTTCCAAAGCATCAAAGTAGAAAGCAGCAGCGGCGGTTTTAACACCTCACAAATTTTCAACGTTCAGCTGGACGTATCGCCTGACAACCCTCGCGCTCAACCCTACGGGCTGACTACATGTGGCGTTCGGCTGCAAGTCAAAAACACCAGTCAAAACATTCCGCCAAAAGGCCGTCAGTCTGGTTGGGAATACGAAATCCTTGGGAATCAAGAGCAGTACGCTATCGGCGATACAAACTCAGCGATTATTTCAGGGGTTTCAGAAGCAGGTAATGCAATTGAAATTAGCGTACAAGGCGTAATCAAAGCGCGCGGAGGTGACAGCCTCAAGAAATTCCCGGGCCAAACAAAAGCCTGGGAAGACGTTACCTACACCGTTGTGCCAGAAGGAACTGAGGGCACATGGAGTAAAGGTGAATACGTGACTATTACCGCAACAGTAAGCAGCGACAACCCTTTTAGAAAGTCTGGCACAGACGTTGGCGTTCGCCTGCGCACGCTCGGCATCCAAACAGTAAACATCCCCGAATCTCGTACCGCCGAACGTATCTTTGAGGCCAATAGCCAAGTCGCCGACCTCAGTTTCTACAACTCCCTACTTAGCAAAAGCAACGAGAGCAGCCCAGAACACGAGATTGTCTACGTCAACGAAACAATCGCAAATGAAACGCCACCTCAGTACAGCAACCTCTCCTTGGCAGGCCTTTCCCTAAAAGCCAGCCAAAACTTCACCTCAATCAATCAGATCCGTTGCTGGCTCAGTGAAGGCATTGAAGTCCAGCGTTTCCTGCCATCAGAGGCTGGGACCATTGGCTCCAGCAACAAATTCACCGACCTTGTGTACCACCTACTTACAGACAAAACAGCTGGTGCCGGCGGCGTCGTAAGTCCAAATCTCATCGAAACAACAGAGCTTGCAAGGACGGCCACCTTCTTGGAGCAAAACAAGCTTTTCTTTGATGGCGCGATCGACTCACCGACAAATTTACGTCAATTTATTGCAGACACCGCTCCTTACTTTCTGTGCTCTTTCGTAATTAGCAATGGCAAATTCAGCTTGGTGCCTGCGCTCCCTTGCGGTCCTGCTGGAGACATTGCTGACAAGCCCATCGAGGTAAACGGCTTGTTCACCTCGGGCAACATCTTGGAAGATTCGTTCGCTGTCGATTACCTGCAGACAGAGGAGCGAAAAGACTTTCAGGCAATTGTGCGTTACCGCAAAGAAAAGAAAAACCAGTTGTCCGAGGAAGCGACATTGAGTGTTCGCTGGGCTGAAGCTGGAAGCGATACTTACCCGATTGAATCCTTTGATCTAACCCAGTTCTGCACCTCACGCGAGCACGCATTTTTGGTGGCGCGTTACTTCATGAGCATTCGCCGCCGCGTTACTCATTCGGTCCGTTTCAAAACTACGCCCTACGGTATCGCTCTGTCTCCCGGCGACTACATTCGAGTGCTTACCGAAGCCAGTCCTTATCAGCCCGCCAACAACGGTGTGATTGGCGCCGATGGAACAATTACAGCAGCTACCACCTTGGTAGATGGCCGTTACAAGATTCTGTACTTCACTTCCGCGAACGAGGAAGTACAGACCGGAGAGCTGACGGTAACAAACGGCAAAGCGGTTGATCCAGACCTATTCAGCATAATTTTCACGATCGACTCTCCGACAGTCTCCAGTAACACCTATGCAGTGGAGCAGCTAACGTTGGACAGCGAAGGCCTGGTTGAAGTGCTGGCAACTGAGTTCCCAACCAGCAGTACGTTTAACAGCTTGATCGTGCAGGACGTACTCAGTCCATCCAGCTTCATCGTTGAGGGTTGATCATGGATTTCCCGGCTTTCGTACCGTCATCCCGCAATTACAACCTGGGCGACTACGCCGTCCGAACATTTCGGGCTCAGTCTGGAGCTGAAAGCCGCATTCTTTACGGCGACAGTAGGTTTGGCGCCACACTGGATCTTCAATATCAAAACATCACCGACAAAAACGCACAAACATTTCTCGGTCATTACGAGAACGTAAAAGGTACTTACGGAACTTTTACGTTGCCTTTACGCGTGATCGAAGGCTGGGATGGATCAAGCAGCCTTTTAGATAGAGCCTATAAAAACCAAAGAAACACAACAGCTACTTACACTGACCAGCAGGGCCAAGTGCAGACAGCAGAACCGTATGAGACACGTTTTCAGTTCGACGGCCTCACTGGAGCAAGCAGCGGATTGCTTTTAGAAGAAGCAGCTGAAAACAATGCTCTGTATAGCGAAACTTTTGCTTTCCCCTGGCGCACAACTAGAGGCGACTTGCTTGACAACAGTGGTGTACTGGCGCCTGACGGTGCCACTGAAGTAAAGATTTTTGAGCCGACTGCATCAACTGCTTACATCTATCAAGGATTTACTTTCCATCAGTTTAACAACTACACGTTTTCCGTGTACATAAAACTGTTTCCTTCGAGTTCTGGCCTTATCACGCTTAGGTCATTTCAACAATTCGGCAGCGCTAATTTTGACTTAAAAGCTGCGCACCAGCTTGTGAGTGTTAGTGGTACATGCACAAATGCGGCAATCGAACCATTGGCAGACGGTTGGTATCGCCTGCAAGCAACTTTCTTGGCCAACGCCAATGGTTCCAACAATATCGGATTCCCCGTGCTCAACCCCTCCGATGGTTCCATCTACATCTGGGGTGCGCAGCTAGAAAACGGATCTGCAGCAACGTCTTACATACCCACGACAAATACAGTTGCAAGCCGCGCTGCAGATAGGCTGCTGTCGATTGGGTCTTGGCGTTACGCAGAGCCACCGGATATCACCAACGTTCGCCCTGGCGTTAGCAGCGCTCGTGTGCGGCTAATCAGTGTTGTATAGAATGGCCCCAAGGAGGTAGCCATGGCTAAGTTTTACACCGGTCGTGATGGCAGTTTGCTGCTGGACGGCGTGACCCAGGCCAAGGTGACCTCGTGGTCATTTTCATCTGACCTAGAAACGCTAGAAACCACGACACTGGGCGAGTCCCACCGCTCGTACACTCCCGGAGTCCAGGGCGCCAGCGGCAGCGCAACACTTCTGTATTACAAAGCAGACGACGGTAGCAACGACGCTGGCGACCTACTCAAAAAACTGATCAACACAAATACGGCCGGCATCAGCGATGCGGATACCGTTCTGTTTACTTTGCGCTATGCAAACGGTGATAACTTTAACGACATTAAATTTAACGCCTACATAACTGAGGCAAGTCTTGGCTCGAGCGTAGGTGAAGTTGCATCTGCTCAGATCAACTTTCAAGTAACGGGTGCGCTAGCTGAGGCGAGTCTGTAATGGCCGTTTACCTTGGGAATGTAGGTAGCATCGAACTAACTCGAAAATCCCTGCAAGAAGAAAAACTTTCAATAGTTAATCCAGACGACGTAAACGTTGCTCGCAAAAGATTCAGTTTTGACTTTGAGGAAGGCGCATTCCTTACCGGCGACTTTGTCACTATCACGTCCACAACAGACGTACCTCTTTCTTTCATCGGCATTGACGGCTGGCGCGATGGCACAGTCCACTCCAGCGGTAACTGGTATATCTTTGTTGATGAGATTGGCGGCATTCGCCTGTATGACAATTTTAACGACAGCCTCGAAGGCGACAGTGCCGCCGCCATCAGCCTGGTAGACATCGCCACAGAAATTCCAATTTCTGTGACCGTAAAAGACAGCGCTGGCAGAATACTGGGTTGCGTGATTCAGTATGAATTAAATACAAACAGAGAGGCTGTTGACGTAACTTCCCTTTCTGACGCCTACAGGGAACAGTACAGTTCATTGATCACTGGAAGTGGCCAGCTCACCGCTCAATGGGACTACAAAAATGTTGCAGACGAAGAAACTGTCAACTACCTAATGCAGCTAGTGTTAAGAGCGGAAATAGGCGGAGTTTTTGGGGCTAAATTTTACCTGAAAAGCGAAGGAACCTCTGCGGCTTCCGGCACTTTTAGCCCTACGCAGATCAACGATTCTCTTTGGTGGGAGTTTGACGCTCTAATCACTAATAGCGCAACAAATTTTGAGCCAGGCCGGATTATCGTTTCCACGGTTAGCTTTGTGACCACTGGGGCGGTCAAGCTTAGGGCGAAAACTGCGGTTCCCAGCAAGCTTCTGCAGGAGGATGGCGACTTCATCCTGCTGGAGCAGGGCGGCAAGCTGGCTATAGATGAGAACGAATAAGGGCTAGAATGTGGCTACCTATCAACTGGCCCGCACGAGGTAAACCGTGGCAGACCTTCGGATTAGTGAGCTTAACAGTCTGGCGTCTGCCGACTTAGCTTCAAACGACCTTCTGCCGGTAGCGGACACCTCTGCAAGCGAAACCAAAAAAATCACGGTAGTTGATTTTCTCAACAAAGCAGTTACGCAAATTTCAGATGACGTAATCCCAAGCGCAAAGATTCTATTTGATACACAAACAATCCCTGGCGGCGCCTTTGTGAATGGCGCTGTTGGCAGCGATCAAATTGCCTCTAATGCAGTTGATTCAACCAAGCTTGCGAGCAACTCGAGCGCACAGGTTGTAACATCTCTGCCTGCCACTGGCGTGTTTGCCGGTCAGCTTGCAGTTGAAACATCTACCAATAAAGCCTACGTCTGGGACGGTAGCGGCTGGGTCAGCTTTAAGGCTGCAGGATCAATCAACCAGCTGGTCGCCACAACTGCAGGCCCGATTCGGATCTCCGTTGCGACTGTTGGTGACGTAGCCACACTTTCGGTCAATCCGCAAGTTACACCAAGCGGTGGCGTCTTTCTCGCTGGTCCAGCTGGAAGCGGCGGCGAAGTAGCTGGTCGTCAGATTGTCGGCTCCGATCTACCCACTGCGACCAACACCGCTAAAGGTGCAGTCATTGTCAATGGCGAAGGTCTGCGAGTAGACGGTGAAACGCTGGAGCTAGACAACGATGTCACTGCAACCAATACGTTTTCTGTCGTCACTCATGACGCGAAAGGTCTGGTAAAAGGAAGCCGCGCAATTACCGCTGCCGATCTGCCAAGCGCAACAGCTAGCGCAACAGGTGCAGTTCAGCCCGGCACTGGTCTGAGTGTCACCAACGCTGGCGTACTAAATCACACAAATGCAGTCACAGCTGGCACTGCAACCAAGATTACGTTTGACGCGCAAGGCCATGTAACCAATGGCGGCACGCTGACAGAAGACGACATCCCCGATATTCCAGCCGAAAAACTGACTTCGGGCGTGCTGGCTTCAGCCGTATTCGGCACGAACACAGTGCCTGGTTCTGCCATTGCGGATGCCGCGATAACTCAATTTGGCGGCCCTGGAACAACTGCTCAAGTCACAATCTTCCCGAGCGCAGATTTCAAGGGTCAGTTTTTCTACGACGTTGGCAGGGGTGACCTCTACATTTGGGATGGCTCCGCCTGGATTCCGGTCACAGTAACCAGCGGCGAGCTTATCTTTGCCGGCATCTACGACGCGGCAGCAAACAACATTGAATCACTTAGCGCAGCCGGCGCCGGCTTGGGACTGAGCCCTGGAGACACGCTACCTACACCGAGCACCCAAAATAACCAATACTATTTTGTTGTAGCTAATAGCGGAACAGGCTCGGGACCGACTGTCCCCAATGTTTCTCTTAACGCTCCAGATCAGTTGCTTTCTGACGGAGTAAGTGCAGCTTGGCAACTTGTCGATATTTCTGGGACAATCACAGGCAACACGGCCTCAAACATTACATTTACGCCTTTTAGCCTTATTCAAGCCACCGACGTTCAAGCGGCGGTCGAAGAGGTTTACAACGAAAGCGTAAGGACAACTGGTGCAACAATTACTGGCACGCTTGAGATTGGCGCAACAGGTGGTTTCCAGTTCGATGGCACGACTGCCAACTCAAACAAAACAACGCTCACGGTTGCCGACCCAACAGCAAACCGCACAATTACGCTGCCCAACATAAGTGGGACTGTAATCACAACAGGCGACAGCGGTACTGTCAGCAGCACAATGCTTGCCGGCAGCATCGCTTACGGAAAACTCAGCCTCACTGGCTCAATTCTGAACGCAGATATTAACGCAAGCGCGGCTATTGCGTATAGCAAGTTAAATCTTTCCAATACTATCGTCAACGGCGACATTAGCTCCTCTGCAGCTATTGCTTACAGCAAATTGAATCTCGCCGGTAACGTTACCAACGCCGACATTAACGCTTCTGCGGCCATCAGTTACAGCAAGCTTAATCTCACTGGAAACATTACTAACGCTGACATCAATGCATCCGCAGCTATCGCAGACAGCAAACTCGCTCAGATCTCGACCGCAGGAAAAGTAAGTGGCAGTGCAATCAACAGCGGGACAATTGCTGGCACAACTGCGATCAGCACAAGTGGCGCGATCACAACCACCGGAACCATTTCCGACGGAACTGGCCCTATTCGGCGAATTCCCCAAAACGCTCAAACAGCTGCCTACACCTTGGTCGCAGCAGATGTCGGCAAGCACATTAGTATCACGACAGGCGGCGTAACTGTTCCCGCTTCTGTATTTAGTATCGGCGATAACGTAACTATCTTCAATAACTCGACAAGCGATCAGTCAATTGTTCAAGGCGCTGGTGTGACCCTTCGGACAGGCGGACAAACTACCACCGGCACTCGAACGCTTGCAAATTACGGCGTGGCTACAATTTTATGTGTTGCGGCCGATGTCTTTGTGGTAACTGGTACGGGTCTGACCTGATGTCTAACCAGGAAATGCTGCTGGGGGGCGGCTTTAGCGATGTACCCCCATTCTCTGCAACCGGCGGCACAATCACAACCGTTGGCGCTGACACGGTACACACGTTTACCGGCAGCGGTACTTTCGTGCTTGAGAATCCACCAGCTGGCTTTACTGTTCAGTATCTAGTTGTAGCTGGTGGTGGCGGAGCGGGATCTGGGTTTTCTGGAGGAGGCGGAGGCGCTGGAGGTGTTCGTCAGGGAAACTTGTCTAATTTCGCCGCCGGGAGTTATGCGGTCGTCGTAGGCGGTGGTGGTGGTAACAGTAATGGAAGTAATT